GGAAACATAAGAGACTCGATCCTTCCCCTTCCATACAAAGAACCCAGCAATGTTCTGTTCCAGTTGTTAGGACAGATCGTTGACGAAGGCCGTCGCTTTGCCGCAACAGCTGACATGCAAGTGTCTGACATGAATGCACAAGCTCCGGTCGGTACCACTTTAGCTCTTCTTGAGCGCCAACTCAAAGTCCTTACAGCCGTTCAGGCCCGGGTACACTTTGCTTTAAAGCAAGAGCTAAAACTTCTCAAGAACATCATCCGTGACTACACAGACCCGGACTACACATACGACCCAGAGTATGGTGGCCGCAAGTCTAAGCAGTCTGACTACGATAAGGTTGATGTTATCCCTGTGTCAGATCCCAATGCTGCAACTCTTTCGCAGCGTGTGGTGCAATATCAAGCGGTCATGCAAATGGCTCAGATGGCGCCACAGATTTATGATCTGCCACAGTTGCATCGTTCCATGTTGGACGTTCTAGGTATCAAAAATGCAGAGAAGCTCGTGCCCCTGCCCGATGATCAGAAACCAACAGACCCTGTGTCTGAGAACCAAGCCGCACTTAAGGGTAAACCCTTAAAAGCGTTCCAGTATCAAGACCATCAGGCGCACATGGCCGTGCACCAGTCCATGTTGCAAGACCCCATGATCGCAGCCGTCATTGGGCAAAACCCACAAGCGCAAACCATCATGGCCGCTCTTCAAGCACACATTGCAGAGCACGTTGGGTTTATGTACCGCTTGCAGGTTCAGCAACAGTTGGGATTGCCTCTGCCAGAGGAAGACGAGAAGGTTTCTCCAGAAGCCGAGAAGGCAATGTCAGCCATGATGGCACAAGCGGCCAATCAGGTATTGCAGCAAGCTCAAGCAGCGGCGGCTCAACAGCAAGCCATGCAACAAGCCCAAGACCCTGTTATCCAGATGCAACAGCAAGAGCTCCAGCTTAAGCAACAAGAGTTGCAACTCAAGAAAGCCAAGGCCGCATCCGAGTCAGCGGTTGCAATGGCCAAGGTGCAGTTGGAGACCGAGAAGGTTGGCGGAAACTTAAAGCTCAACTCCATGAAAGTGGGCGCAGACATCCGAGCCAAACAACACCAAGTGGCTTCGCAAGAACAACAGGCAGGGTTAAAAACAGGTTTGGATATTGCCAAACACAAAGCGGAGATGGACTTGCAAAAGCGTCAAGCCATGCTAGACCATATCCAACAATTCAAACGGGACGAAAAACCAAAGGAGAACCCTGAACAATGATCGACCAATTCGCACGCGTATTGCGCGAAAAAATACGTACCGACATGAACAACTACGCCGACGACATGGCGGGGGGTTCGTGTCGCACTTTTGAAGAGTATCACAAACTTTGCGGTGTTATTTCAGGTCTAGCCATCGCAGAGCGTTATTTACTTGACCTGCTAAAAGAAATGGAAGAATCGGATGAGTGATTTAATTTTGCCTCCCGGCATTGAGCCGTTGTCTGCGCCTGTAGAAGACGCAACACCGGAAGAGAAAGCAACCGTCCTGCCTGATCCAACAGGCTTTCACATCCTGTGCGGACTGCCTGATATCTCTGACAAGATTGATGGTACTGAACTGGATCTCGTGCGTCCCTCCCAATATGCTGAGCGCGAACAACACGCAACCACTGTGCTGTTTGTGCTAAAGGTTGGACCAGAGGCGTACGCTGACAAGACCAAGTTCCCTAGTGGTCCTTGGTGCAAACCCGGAGACTTTGTGTTGGTACGTACGTATTCTGGTACGCGTTTCAAAATATTCGGCAAGGAGTTTCGTCTCTTAAACGACGATCAAATTGACGCTGTTGTGCAAGACCCTCGTGGGATTTCCCGCGCTTAACGGAGTAAAAAATGGCTGAACAATTTAAGTTCCCAGACGAGATAGAAGAAAACAATGTAGAGATCACGACTGAAGCCCCCGAAGTCGAGATTGAAATTGTTGACGATACGCCTGTGCAAGATCGTGGGCGTCAACCACTCAACCGTGAAGTTGAAGACCCAACGGATGAGGAAATCGAAAGCTACTCTGATAACGTCAAAAAACGTATCAAAGAACTGACACACTCCAAGCACGATGAGCGCAGGAGAGCAGATGCTATTGCACGCGAAAAAGAAGAGCTTGAGCGTCTTGCAAAACAATTGATTGAGGAAAATAAAAGCCTCAAAAAGAGCGTTAACGTCGGTCAGGAGGCATTCGTCCATTCTGCCAAAGAGAAGGCAGAGGCGGACCTTGCTATGGCTCGCCGTCAATATAAAGAGGCGCAAGAGGCGTTTGACACAGACGCTATCATTGCTGCGCAAGAAGCGCTGACGGAAGCAAAGTGGAACCTCGAGAAAGTAAAAAATTATCGAGTACCCCCTTTACAAGAGCAAGAAATTCCTGTACAAACTCAACCTAGACAGACTCAAACTGTTCAACCGGACGAAAAATCCCTGCGCTGGCAGGCAAAAAACCAGTGGTTCGGCTCAGATGGGTTTGAAGAAGTTACCAGCTTTGCACTAGGGCTGCATCAAAAACTAGTAACCGCAGGCACGGACCCGCGCTCTGATGAATATTACGAGCAGATTGATGCTCGCGTACGCTCAAAGTTCCCCGAAGTTTTTGGCGAACCTGAGAAAAAACCTGTAGATGCCAGAAGGCCCTCCACTGTTGTAGCGCCTGCGTCGCGTTCAACGACTGCAGGTAAAGTCAAACTTACCACGACTCAATTGAATCTGGCTAAGAAATTTGGACTAACCCCACAACAATACGCTGCGCAAGTGGCAAAACTGGAGAACTGAAATGGCTGACACAAAAATTAACCGTGACTTAACTACACGCGAAAAATCTGCTCGTACTGTATACAAACCAGCGAGCACCTTGCCTGACCCTACTCCCGAACCCGGGTATGGATTCCGTTATATCATGACGCACATACTTGGTAAGGCAGATCACACTCGCTTGTCCCGCATGAGACGAGATGGGTGGGAACCGGTTAAGGCGGCTGACCATCCCGAATTGATGATTGAGGGTAATGCCGAAGGTAATGTTGAAATTCAAGGGTTGATACTTTGTAAAAACTCAATTGAGAACATCAGAGCCTATGACGAGTATTACGCTAAACAAGCAGCAGATCAGATGGATTCAGTCGACAACAGTTTCATGAAAGACAATGATCCAAGGATGCGCAAGTTCTCAGAGAAATCCTCTACAACAACCCGCGGAATTGGATTTGGTGCAGGTTCCAAGTAAATTTTTTAGGAGTCCTTAAATGGCTTATCCAATCGTTTCAGCCCCTTACGGGTTTAAAGCGGTCAGTGAGTTCGGTGGTCTACCCTATGCTGGTTCTACCCGCATGTATCCCATCGCTACTGGCTACAACACTAACTTGTTCAATGGCGACATTGTTCAGTTGTCTGGCGGTACTATTGTTGCTACCACCATGTCAGCCGCCTCTTCTCCTGCTACTGCCGTAGCTGGTACATTGGGCATTTTCGTTGGCGCTGAGTACACAAACTCTTTGAGCCAACCCACTCGCGGTCAATACTGGCCTGCCAATACTGTGTCTAACAACGCAGTTGGCTACGTCATTGATGATCCCCGCGTGGTCTTCAAAGCTGCCGTTGTTGCTCAAGGTACTTCCTTGTCTAACACTGCTTCTACCATCGGTTATGTGAATCCCACCTTCATCGGTACTAACATGTACGCTATCACTGGCGGAACAGGTAGCACCATCACTGGTGACTCCGCAATGGCCGTGTCTGGTGCAGTTGTTAGCTCTGGTACTTCTGGTAACACACGTATTGCAACATTGTTGCCTTGGCGTGTTGTGAGCGTTGTGCCTGATACAGCCGTTACCGTTACAGCTACTGCTTCTACTTCTGGTTCAAGCACAACTGTGACATTGACTGCTGCTAACTCAGCAATTCAACCCGGTATGCAGTTGATCGCTCCAAGTGGCACTGGCTCTGCACAAGGTAACTACATCTCTGTGGTCACCGTGTCTGGAACTACCGTGACTGTGAATAGCGCCATTACATTGGCCGCTGGTTCTGCAGTTTCTTTTGTTGGTTATCCCGAAGTATTGGTCACATGGAATGCTACATTCCAAGGCATGACTAACACTGCTGGTGTATAAGGAGTAATCTAAAATGGCAATTTCACGCGCACAACTATTAAAAGAACTCCTTCCCGGATTGAACGCATTGTTCGGTTTGGAGTATGCCCGTTACGGCGAAGAGCATAAAGAAATCTACGAAACAGAGAAATCTGAGCGTAGCTTCGAAGAAGAGACCAAACTCTCTGGTTTCTCCGCTGCTCCAGTCAAGGCTGAGGGCACTGCACTGTCTTACGACAATGCACAAGAAGCTTTCACCGCAAGGTACAGCCACGAGACAATCGCCCTTGGTTTCTCGATCACTGAAGAAGCGATCGAAGATAACTTGTATGACTCTTTGTCTGCACGTTACACCAAAGGTTTGGCTCGCGCTATGGCTTATACCAAGCAGGTTAAAGCTGCGGCAGTTTTGAACAACGGCTTCAACGCTACCATCGTTGGTGGTGACGGACAACCTTTGTTCTCTACAGCTCACCCCTTGATCTCTGGCGGCACCAATGCCAACACTCCCTCTACCCCTGCTGATTTGAACGAGACTTCTCTTGAGAACGCCGTTATTCAAATCGCTGCATGGACAGACGAGCGTGGCCTTTTGATCGCTGCACGTCCCAAGAAACTCATTGTTCCCCCAGCATTGATGTTCGTTGCTACTCGCCTCTTAGAGACTGAGTTGCGCGTTGGTACAAACAACAACGACATTAACGCATTGAAGAACAACGGTTCCATTCCTGAAGGATACACTGTCAATCACTTCTTGACAGCGCCTAATGCATGGTTCTTGACCACTGACGTGCCAAACGGTATGAAACACTTTGAACGTGTTGCTCTCCAAAACTCAATGGATGGAGACTTTGATACGGGTAACGTACGTTACAAATCTCGTGAACGTTATAGCTTTGGTTATAGCGATCCACTTGGAATGTATGCTTCTTACTAAAAAAGTATTAAAAAATAATACTTTTAAGGGCCCTTCGGGGCCCTTTTTAATTACCTGTATCGTAATTCATTTTCGAAAAGTATTTAGAAAATATATTTGACAATCTCCATCCATTGATATATAGTTGAGACTTCTAAAAGGAGTTGACTATGTTTTATGTTTATGTTTACCGTGACCCCCGCCCTCTTAAACTAGGCCAGCCTGTGTACGTAGGTAAAGGTACAGGAGATCGTGATCTATCGCATTGGTCTAGAGGGTCTCATAACAAGCCATTTCAAGATTTTATTTCGCATTTAAAACAACGCAATTTTGTTGCTGTTTGTGAACGTGTGTTTGAAACTGAAAATGAAGAAGAAGCCTTTGCCAAAGAAATGGAGCTTATCAAACTGTACGGGCGTCGAGATTTAAAAACAGGGACGTTATTTAATTTAACTGATGGCGGCGAAGGCCCAAGCGGGTATATTAAATCAGAGGAACAAAAAGCCGCTGATGGTAGATTTACTAAAGAGCATTGGCAAGACCCAGAATACCGTGCCAAAGTAATTGCCGGACAAACCAAAGCGCAGAACACCCCAGAAGCGCTTGAATCTAAGTCAATCAATTCTAAAAAGATGTGGGAAGAACAAGGGGACACACTGGCTAAAAGCATTAAGGAAGCTCGTAATACAGAAGAGTCCAAAGCTAAAACCAGTGTTCAAGCTAAAGCTCAATGGGCTGATCCTGAGTATGCTGCTAAACAAACTGCAAACAACAAAGAAATTGCTAATCGTGAAGAAGTTAAAGCAGCCAAGAAAGCCGCAGCTAAAGCACTATGGGCCGACCCTGTTTGGAAAGCCAAAATGATGGCAGCAAGAAACAAGAAAAAACTTCTTGACACTTAACAGGAATAGTGTATATTGAGGGCTGTCTGGGACTTTTTCTCTTGTTGCCACTGGCCCAGCAGACGATGCAACGATTAACAAGAGACTTTTGCATAAGGACACTTATCATGGCACGCAGTACCTTCGAAGGCCCAATCCTATCGGGCGACAACCGTTTTGGACCCCAACGTGATGTTGGAACAGTTCTCTTGACCCAAAGCGCGTTTTTGGATTTCTCAGTAACAACACCCGGCACAACCAACTACGGTGGCGCATCTGGTCAGTTTGTTTCTTCTAATGGCATCCCCAATAACATCGGAACCATTTGGACACCCCAGTCTGGCGTGTTCAGCAATAGCGGTCCTACAGTAGCTTCAGCTCCTACAGCTGATGCAACAGGTACTAACTATCGCGGTGCTGTGTTTTTGATCCCCGCCAACTCTAATTTGATTGACGTGATCATCGACCAAGGCACTACACCTACCGATGGAACAAATGCCGTTACATCAACACAGCCTTACATTTCCAACAACTTTGCAACGTCTGCTGGCGTGTATGCTACTTCTGCCGCCATTACTGGTGTTGGTCGTACAAACGCTACTTACACAGCGACTCAGTTGGACAATGCCAATGGCACATTGCAAGATGTTCAGAACATTCAGCCTGGTCAACAGCCAACATGGTTCTCTCAAATCGTTGTGACTTTGAAGATGACTGTTGCAAGTTTGACTTCTGTTAACGCTGGTCAATTCAACATTACCATCCGTTATACACAAGCTGATCCCAACATCGGCAATGCTACAACTTACCCTTACGGTAACTTTGACTGATCTTCTGGGGGCTTCGGCCCCCGTCTTTAATTAAGGAGATTATTCATGGCAG